CTCCTTATGTGTGCAATGGTGCATGCCTATGCTTCCTCTTCCGGTCTTGGAAAGTTCAGTTTGGCCAACAATGGCGACGATTGCATCGTCATTTTTGAGTCTTCTGAGCTTTCCAAGTTCCAACCCAATCTTGAACGATGGTTTACCGACATGGGTTTCACCATGAAGGTGGAAGCCCCCGTCTATGATTTTGAGCAAATTGAATTTTGCCAAACTAGACCCGTGCTTGGACCTAGGGGATATACTATGACCCGTATTCCCCAGGTCGCCATGGCAAAGGATTGTATTTCCATTATACCTGTCGATACTCGTGCGGAGTATAACTCGTGGATGGCAGCCGTTGGGGAGGGGGGTCTTGCCCTCACCTCCGGTATGCCAATTTGGCAGTCCTTTTATGGAGCGCTGCATCCCGCAGCGTCTGGTGCCAAACCACGCTCGGACGACCAGCAAACTGGGTTTAAAATGCTGGCCGTGGGTCTCGAAGCAAAGGTCTTACCTGTCTCACAGGCTTCGAGATTTTCTTTTTGGCTTGCATTTGGGGTTACACCTGATATGCAAGTTGAGATAGAAAAGCACTATGACGCCATTGACCTTAGGTATCATAGTGAAACTCCAGGGATTGGTATTACTTATCTCCCTCCGTGGCTTTAACCCATTTACGTCCGCAATGACGTTAAACTATTGTCTGTGATGACGTTAAACTAACCCACTCACCGTTGTTTTTGTGGTGAGGCCATTGCACATGGCGAAGTGCACGCATGTCTCTGCGTTACTTGATGGGGGTTGTGGCCTACACACATAGCCTTAGGGTTAAGGGGTCCAGTAAGTAACATGCCCAAAACGGTGCTTTATGCTTAATACTTCCGTGCTAAACAAAATGCCGAGAGACTGCACGGCGCAGACCATTGGTTCTACTGGATGGACAGTCCCGTTGTGATTGACGGTGTCCCTGGAAACAATCACTTTTAGATTCTACTTATGCCTCCCAAGACCGTTAAGGCCAAGGCGACCAAGCGCAAGCCCATTAAAAATGCGCGACCCATCTCCGAATCGGCTTACGATGCCGCCAATTATGCACGATGCCTCATCCAGCCATTCAACTCTCCTCCTTGCCACATCCCCGACCCCGATGTGCAACCTAGTGGACCGATCTCGTCCCACTACACCCTCACGACGCCCTTCGCCGCGTTTGCAGGAACTTCCACTAGTCACTCTATTGGATTTGTCCTCTTCCCCTATGCCCAGAACAGCCTTAGTGTCCTTGCCGAGACTTCAGCTGGGAATAGCACCCTTTCAGACGTCAACGTTGCCGGCACTACTCGTGCGAACATTGTGTCGGCACCCAACTTTACTAGTTTTGGCCTTGTTGGTTTTCGTCATCGTCTTGCTGGGGCCGGAATTAGGGTTATCTACGAGGGTACCGAGTTGAATAGGTCTGGCCGCATTTTTGGCGGCAACCTTCCCATTGCGTTTGCTGCATCTGGCGTTGGGTCAACTGGCACATTGCTGTCAGCCCTGTCCCCCCTTGTCAACAGTCCCACTGCCACCACTTCAGGTCTCCGTCAGGCCATGTCCGACGTCTTTGAGATCCGTAACCCCTCTGAAAAGGTTACGGAGTTCTATTGGAAACCCTCGTCTGTTCCACACTATCAACCGTATGGTAACAACAGTGTTTCCACTACAACCGCAGGAGCACTTGTCGCCAACTCTGTCTTTGCTGCCGCTTCTGGTTCGCAGGGTGCGGAGTTGGGGCAAAATGCCCTTGTCGTCGTCATTGACGGCGATACCACACCTAGTGCATCCGTCATTTCCAACACTTATACTGTTGAAGTGGTGTGGCATTGGGAAGTTGTCCCTGACAACCTCCAGGCTGTGGCCTTCGACGTGTCCCCTTCAC